TTAATCTCCGCAATATTTGGAACCCAGATAACCGCTGTTATTGTCTGGATAGATGTCTGATGCTGTAAGGTTTCCCCAATCGTAATATTCAATAGCTTTAGGCTTATTCATAGCAGCTTCAAATCTGACTTTAGCCTTTGCTGCTTCTTCAGCTTTTCTTTCAGCCTGCAAAACCACTCTTCCGGCAGCTACCTTTGCTTCGAACTTAGCCATGCTCCACGCTTTTTTCAGGGCTGAAGCAAAGGTTGAATACTTAGCTCTGGCGTTCTTGTATAGCTTGTGTGCGTTACTCATTATCTTATGTAAATCGAACTTTTTCATGGCGTTACCTATTATTAGTTATCACTTTCGTTTGCTTCTCTCAGGTTTTTTCTGTTCCTTTGTTTATTGTTTATTGTTTGATGTTGCAAAGATAGATTTAATATCTAATTTATCAAACAATAAATCTAATTATATTTAGATATTAACTCTAATTAACTCTATTATGACTGGATTAAAAGAACGACTCTTCTACTTTATCGAATACAAAGGATTAACCGTACAGTCATTTGAAAAAACAGTTGGCTTAAGCAATGGTGCAGTATCTAAAATGGGAGATAATACCAGACGTTCAACAATAGATAAAATATCTAACTTTTTTGGTGACTTAAACAAAAACTGGTTGCTTACAGGAGAAGGAGAAATGCTTATTGGTGAATATCCTACAGGAAATGATATTACAATACACAAAAGAGATGCTGGGAAAAAAGTCAATGTAAAATCAGAATACATCACCTATCTACTTCCGATGTCAGCTATGGGAGGTTCATTAACTGGATTTGCTTCTCCTAGTGTTTTCTTGAAGGATTGTGAAACTATAATATCTCCCATAGAAAATGTAGATTTTGCAATTACGGTATATGGAGATAGCATGTCACCCGAATATCCATCAGGCTCGCGCATTCTTATAAAAAAGATAAATCCCAATATTTTCATTGATTGGGGTAAAACTTATGTACTCGATACACCCAACGGTGTTATAGTAAAGGAGGTACACGAATGTAGAGAGAAGGAAGGATACATAAAATGCCACTCTATCAATCCAGACCCTAAATTCTCAGATTTTGATGTACCCTTATCAGAGGTGTATGGTATGTATAGAGTATTAATGTGTTTATCAGCTAAATAATTATAACTATGGATTTTAAAGACGCAATAAAACAGCTTGCAGACAGAGTCGAAAAGCTGAAAGAAAACATTCAGACAGAAGAAGCAACCAAGAACGCATTCATCATGCCGTTTATCAATGCATTAGGATATGACGTATTCAATCCGCTTGAGGTCATACCAGAAATGACTTGTGATATAGGTACAAAGAAGGGAGAAAAGATTGATTATGCAATCATGAAGGACGAGCAACCTATTCTTTTGATTGAATGCAAGCACTGGAAACAAGATTTGAATATTCACGATAACCAGCTATTACGTTACTTCAATGTTTCTAAGGCTAAATTTGGACTTTTGACAAACGGTATCATTTACCGCTTTTATACAGACCTCAAAGAACCTAATATCATGGATGATAAACCGTTCCTCGAAGTCGATATTACAGACTTACGCGACAATCAAATTGAAGAGCTCAAAAAATTCCACAAATCATATTTTGACATTGATAATATTCTAAGCTCAGCAAGCGAATTAAAGTACATGGGAGAGCTTAAAGCCATTATACAAAATGAATTCTCCAACCCAAGTGCAGATTTTGTTAAGATGTTTGCTACGAAGGTATATGAAGGTCGGATGCTTCAAAACGTAGTAGACCAGTTCACCCCACTGGTAAAACGCGCAATATCATCTCATATCAACGATATTATCAACGAACGTCTGAAGGGAGCATTGACGGTTAGTGATGCGAAGCCGGAAGCCCAGCAGGTAAAAGAAGAGCCTGTTTCAGATGCACAAAAAGAAGCTCAGCCTGAATCAAAGATTGTAACCACAGAGGAAGAACTGGATGCCTACCGTATTATACAAGCTATATGCAGACAAAAGGTAGATGTTTCACGTATTGCTTACCGTGATGCTCAAACCTATTTCAGTGTATTGCTTGACGATAATAACAGAAAGCCAATATGCCGTATGTACTTCAATACCGGGACAAAATATGTAGCCACTATTGATGAAAACAAGAAAGATGTGAAACACCCCATTGAAAGCCTTGACGATTTATTCCAGTTTACCGAAGATTATTACAATACCATTGATATGTATGAAAGCAAGGAATAAAAACATTATAACCATGACGAAATTATTATTCTTAGCCCTTCCACTCCTGATAGCAGGTTGCCAGCAGAGCAAAGAAGACAAAATGCAGTCTTTAATCGAAGCAAAACTCCAGCAGACAATGAAAGACTGGAGCAGTTATGAGTTCGTTAATATGTCAAGCGTGGATAGCTTATTCACCTCCTTCAAACTGACGGAAGAATGCAAAGCGCAGCGCATGAAGATTATTGCCGCCATGAACCGAACAGGTGAAATGAAGAAGAAATTGGAAAACTGCAAGAAATCAGAGGAGGCAATCCTGAAAGACAGCGTTGCATATTTGAGCAAGATAGAGGACGACCTTGCCAATGAGCTGAAGAAAATGGATCGTGAATATAAAGGAGACTTCATAGGCTTTAAAACAGAACTCACGTTCAGAGGTAATAACAGCTTTGGAGGCAAAGTGCTTAACAAAGTAAGGGTAAAAACAAACAAGGATATTACCGAAATCGTAGATATTAAAAGCGTAGAATGAAATGAGCATAGACATATTATTGTGCGCAGCTCAGAATACATCCCCGTCTCACTGCCAGCTCTCCCCGACCTGCAAAGGCTGGGGATGCCGGTTCCTGACAACCCCTATTGAAGAGATCCCTGTTACAGTCCAGGAAAAAGCCAAGCTATTCTCAAAGGTCTATCGGGAGGCAAAGCAGAAGGGAGTACTGGAATGCCCGCGCTACCGTTCCATGTTCATCGACGAAGTACTGGAAAATATAGGAATAAATTAAGCCGAAGGTCAATCCTCCGGCTTTTCTTTTGTATAGAAACTCCAATCAAATAAATCTATGAGTTTCCGGTTTGCTTCCCACAAGGGCTTAAAGTCCTTTTCAATATAAACCCTTGCAAGAGCCAATTTCGGATCACTATGATTAAGCATTTCATCCACACGTGCAATATCTATTCCTAATCTATTGGCACAAATGGATGCCATTGAGTGCCGAGCATAATAGAAATTCAAGTCAGGTACACCAATCGTCTGCCCCACCTTCTTCAAACCCAAATTTATCGCCTTGTTGAAATCATCGGCAGACACATACTTCTCAGAAAATGAGAACACACGGTCTTTCCCCTTATATCTATCAAATAAAGAAGCGATCTCAGGCTCCACTTTTACCTGTATGAAAGCATTATCCTTCCGCCTTCCTTTCGTTTTTTTCCGCTCATAGGATATAATCCCATCCTCGAAACCAATGAGATCATACATATCAGCAGAATTTATACCCATGAGTGCGAATGATAAAAGAAACACGTCTTTCGCCATATTCAACTGATAGTATGGGCTCCCATTCCGGAAGTATGGAAGGTCTATAATCTCCTGAATCTGCTCGACGGTGAGGACACGGGAAGCAGTCTGAATATTCTCTGGCATGGTATATCTATTAAAAGGAGAAAGAGGTATTCGTATCAATCCGGCTTCGTCATCATTATATTCATACTTTGCCTGATTGAACACAGCTTTGAGAACAGTCATGTACAACTTTATGGCATTATTCTTTTTCGTCTGACCTTTAGATAACAATGGAGAGTTGCTTTTATTCACACCTCTCATGGACGGTTCACTTCTCAGAAATCTTTCATAGTTTTTTAGGAATGATACAGTGACCATATTTACATCAAGACTACCACCAACAAATCTCTCCAATGCGTTCATCGCCACGCGATAGGTATGTGCACTTCCCTCACGACCATTCCGCTCCATATCATCAGCACATTTCCTTCCGTATGCAATTATATCAAGGGAAAAGACTTCGTCTTCTTGAATATAACTTACTACCTGATCAATATTCCACTTTTCAGCACACACACCGGCCTTGGCTAGTTTTCTACGATAAGATAAAATCAGTTCATCCATCAGGTCAATAACCGCCTGATTCTTGATTCTGATTTTCTCAACACCACCCTCTTTCTTCTTTGTGATATCAGAAGAAGAAACATATTGTGATGTCCGTATGTATTTTGATTTTCTGTCCTGGGTAACACGTATCTTTACATTATATGTTCCATCCTCTCTTTTCTGGTGAGGAAAAACAACGACCTTGAATGTAGCCATATTTTCGTAAAACAATCGTAAAACTTATGTCCACAAAAATAGGATAAATCCACGGATAATAAAGAACCTTAATTTCAATTTTTATTTGAAATATGCGTTCAGGAAGCTACAGAAGGGATTTTTCATATTTTCCCAGTTTTTCTTTCGGATAATTAAAAATATCTTCTTAGCTTTGTCAGTGAATATTTGTTATTTTATACACAAATACCCATGCTAAGTAAAAATAAAATTAAATATATCCGTTCGCTGGAATTAAAAAAGAACCGGAAAGAAGAACATGCCTTTCTGGCAGAAGGGAACAAGTTAGTAAACGATTTAATCAACCACTTTTCATGCCAGTTGCTGGTTGCTACCAAAGAATGGCTGCAAAGTCATCCCCATCTGCAAGCAGCCGAAATAATAGAAGTTACTCATGAAGAACTTTCACGAGCCAGTCTGCTAAAAACCCCGCAGGAAGTTCTTGCCGTTTTCGAGCAACCTCATTACGAATTCGATGCAAACGTAACAGAACAATCTTTATGTTTGGCCTTAGATGATGTACAAGATCCCGGAAATTTAGGAACAATCATCCGCATTGCCGACTGGTTTGGAATAGAGCATATCTTCTGTTCTTCCGGAACTGCTGATGTATACAATCCTAAAACCATACAAGCTACAATGGGAGCAATAGCACGTGTCAAATTGCATTATTGCAATTTACCTGATTTTTTAAAAAGTGCTTCTCAAAAGAATACCCCTATTTTTGGAACATTTCTTGATGGAGAAAATATATATACCCAAGAATTACCTGCCAATGGAGTTATCATCATGGGGAATGAAGGCAATGGCATAAGCAAACAAATAGCAGAAATGGTTACTCACCGCATACTCATTCCCAATTACCCGCAAGGATGTGAAACAAGTGAATCATTGAATGTTGCAGTAGCTACTGCCATTGTCTGCGCTGAATTCAGGAGAAGAACTGCGTGGTCATCCTCACTTTAA